CTTAGTCCACCCCCGTTTGAACAAATATAAAATTAGGTATGTCGTTTGTTGTCCGTTACCTAGCCGCCAGGCACTCGCTGGCGGCAATGGGAGCAGGAGCCACCTTGTTGGCGTTTGTTCCCCTGAGACACCCAATGGCGTTCGCCTTCGGCAAGATTGTTGCAGCCGGAGTGCCATACGCCTTATCACCCGCAATGAGACTCATTAGCCTGTGGGCCAAATTAGAGTCTAAATGGTCGCTACTGATTTCAAAGTTCTTCGATCGTAGCGCGCGAACTCAATGGATTAATAATTATTCAGACGAGTTCCATCAAAGAATGCAGAACGCAATTAAAGGGTTCTTTTACACGTTAGCAGTATACTTATGTACGTATTACTTGTGTTTCAAGTTTAATTTCATTCCACTGCAATACTGGAAGTCGCAGTTCATCGCTAAGATGCGGAATACTCCACCCATCTTACCAGATGCTGTTAGATCTACATTTGTATCACTGCCGTTTAATGAACTCCGTGCTGCACAAGACCACACTCATGGTGAAGCAGCATCCAACCGAACATCAGCATCATTATTTATCGATAGGTTGGGTGCCAGTTTGGGTCGTAATACTTATTTTGTCCAAAGGTCTCTCTCCGACACCAGAGTATCTCGTGAAGGGAGTAGAGAATATTATTGGGCTAAAGACCTAACTATTAAACCAGAGAAGATGGTCATACCGACCAACCCTCTTGTAGCTATGGTTGATGTTGATCAATACATTGATATGCCAAATTTCTTAGTTGAAAATGTATGTCCAACAATCATCTACACATTTCAGCCAGAGCGAGTATCGCGAGTTGAATCAAATTACAGTTACACGTTTGATGAAAAGAATAATGTACATTATAATGTAACTGGAGGAGGGTACTATACCCATCCGGTCTGGAATTATTCATCCGACCACTTTATGGCGTCTAAGACGTTTATGGGTATTCCATACAAAACTGCCGCTTATTTGGTAGACCGCCGTAAAACAGCCCCAGATCATGAAGTGATCATGTTAACTCCAATTGGTCACTGGAATGGTTTGGGAGCAATTGCCGTAAGACTATGGCTGTATGGACGTGAACTATTACGTTTATCACCTTATGTAGGCGACAAATTTTTAAGGTTAAAGTCAAGTTCCCTACAAGGTGTTATGGTCTCTACTGGGACTACTGAATCGCTTAATTCTGCTTACACTACTGCTGCCATAGATGACACCATCGCTGCCGTCGCCCGAACCTCGACACACCCTCTCACTATGCCCACTGTTCTTAGTTTTGTGGGAGGTGAAAGGGGCCAGGGTGCTGCATTGTTGGAATATCATAGATCAAAACAAAGTCATCACGCAGATATTGTTTGTCCCGTAGAAGCTTCCACACGTCGCTACCAATTTCATCCCCCGTCATATGACCCTATAGCAAAACCAAGTATGGTTGCTTTCATGAGCCCATTAGTTAACGACGCTTTCTGTGCCGATATGACTAAATCAAATGAAGTCAAGTCTATTCAAGGCCGAATTGTCGACGTAAAACCAAAAGAGCTCAAATTGACCAACTTTCTAAGTAGAGCAATGTTGGAGTTTGCAGAATTGCTAATTCCTGAGCCACACAACATGGATCCAGTAGGGTATGATGAAGTCTTAGACCGTCAAAACCGCCCCAGCCAGAGGCGAATTTTGAGGGAAACTGAGGCCATCAGACCCGATCGGAGAATAAACATGTTTGTTAAGAAAGAGCCCTACTCCAACATTAAAGATCCTCGCGCCATATCACAGATCAATGGCGTTGATAAGAGAGAATACAGTATGTATATGTATGCTTTCGAGAAAGTATTGAAAGAACACAAATGGTACGCATTTGGGCATCCGCCGAAAGACATTGCCGCCCGCGTAGCTGAAATTTGTGGTTTGGCTAAAGTAAATGCAACGAATTCAGACTTTAGTCGTTTTGATGGTCATGGGTCTAATATGATGAGGGAATTAGAGCGAATTCTTCTTATGAGGGCCTTTCGTCATAAATATCACGACGAAGTTGCCGAATTACATAAGGGCCAGTATAATCTAGATGCACGTGCCACTGAAGGCACATGGTATGAAACCTTTTATTCACGAGCGTCAGGTTCACCAGAAACGTCAATATTTAATACTATTGTGAATGCTTTTGTAGCTTTCTTGGCGTTTCGCATGACTAAACATGATGGCACCTTTATTCAGGCTAAACAGGCCTTTGAGATGTTGGGAATTTATGGAGGAGATGATGGACTCACTCCAGATGTCAATCCTGATGTGTATGTGCGAGCCGCCAAGTCTATTGGCCAAGAACTTACAGTTGAACCAATTCGTAAGGGCTTTGGTGGCATTAAATTCCTTGCTCGGATCTATTCTAAGGACGTTTGGTATGGTGATGACAACTCTTGTTGTGATATCCCGAGACAATTGTCCAAATTTCACACAACAGTTAAATTACCTAGCAAAGTTACCCCTACCGACAAATTGTTAGAAAAAATCCGATCAATGGTATTATCTGATGCTAACACACCAGTATTAGGACCTTTGTGTCAAAAGGTTTTGGCGTTACATGGACGACCGATCGCAGAAAATGAATTAACACTTAATATGCGATCGTGGTTGTCGCGTTATGATTTAGAAAATCAATATCCAAATCGCCAAGCTGATTGGATGATGGCTTACATGGATTTAGTTATGCCTGAATTCGATCATAAGAGATTTGAGTCATGGTTGAATAGCTGTACTTCTATTGACCAGATCTTATTAGCCCCATTGTGCCAGGTACCAACGCCCGCCAAATCGAGCGTCCCTGTAGTTATTGATGATGAGGTTATTCCTTATGACACTTACATCCCACCGTTGGCCGAAAATTTGAATTTGAAGCCTCAAGAAGAAAAGAAGAAAGAAAAGAAAATAAGTATGGATAAAGAGTCGAAGAAAATCACTGGAATTAGTATTGTCATTCCGAGAAGCTATGCTATGGCACATGCCGTAGAACATGTAGATAGTCCTCACCCTTCAGTTGAGTCTAAAGCTGAGGTACCTGAGGCCAGTCACTTATTAGCACCGAATGATATTGATGTGTTGTTGCGCAAAGTTGAGCGCGACCCAGCTTATGTTCCAGTGGACCAGTGGTATTATCCTGCACCGAAGAAATGCCAATGGAAAAAGAAATCTGCCGCTGCGGGCGGCAGTCAGACATGAGGTAATAGAGGCCTCGGGGAGATAGCAGGTAGATTTGGCTATCTGCGAATTGAATTTTATTCTAATACCCCTAAATCCAATGTCTGATCAAAAGAAGAAGAATCAAAATCAAAATCAAAATCGTAGTAAACGCAATCGTCGTCAAAGACGGCGCGGTAAGCAGATGAATGGAGATACAAAATCACTCTCTGCTCCAGTTGCTAAGACTAAACAACAACGTACGCCACGTCCCAAAATTAACAATTTACCAAACGGTGATTGTTATATTGTACATCGTGAATATATTGAGGACGTTACTGCTGCTGGAGGTACGCCCAGTAATTTTAAAGTCACTAGCTTGCCCATTAACCCTGGCCAGAAGCTCACGTTTCAATGGCTATCGAGAATTGCGGCGAACTATGAGTCATATCAATTTGATAAGTTAAATTTCGTGTATGAGACAGAAGCATCGACTAATCTCGGTGGCTCTCTAGTCCTTGCCGTTGATTATGACGCGACAGATGATGCACCATTATCCAAGCAAGCAGCCATGGCCTATCGCAGGTCTGTGCGTACAGCACCATGGACCGGAGTCACACATGTTTCAATTGCCGAAGATCTTCACAAGAATAAAACTAACTTTGTTCGCCCGGGTGCACAACCCGTTGGTACAGATCTGAAGACCTATGATATCGGTAATCTGTATGTTATTTCCCAAGGTGTCAGCACAGCTGCTGCGACCCTAGGTGAAATGTACGTTGAGTATGCAGTTAAACTTATGACTCCTGTGTTTGATCCACTCACCCCAATTACTTTTGGAGGGAATATTGCCGGAGATGTAGGAGATGGCCTCTCTGCGGCTAATCCATTTGGTGTCGCTCCAGACATCATTGGTGATGGAATTAACATGGATGCTGCTTCCAACCTTAGTTTTGCCAATTTAGGCACATATTTGATTACCTTCAAACTTGTTGGAACCACCATTACAGCAGACTCCCTCGTCGCTGCTGGCACTTCGACTGTGACGTTGAAATCAAGTCAAGTGTTAGCATCCGGCTTAGGTTTGACGTCAGTTTATGCCGTCGAAGTCACTGATTTATTACCCTTAGCATATACAGCAACCGCAGCAACTCTATCAGCTTGTAATAGCTGGATTGCACTTGCCCCAGCGGGCACATTATAATCTCACTACGTCTGACCCTGATTTGTGTCGGGGCTCAAATCTATTGCCTGTTTTTGTTGGTTTCTAGGCCTTTTGGCTTGCCATAACCTGGCCAACAACACTTGCACTAGGTGTATCCCCTGCCATACGTCTTGTGAGTCATGTTAACATTCACGCTGGAGACTATTGTGCTGTAGCCATGGTATATTGGCTATCGCATGAGAGTAGTTATAGTTCCCAGGCTGGTTCTGTGAGATAGAACCAACACTAGTTCTTTTGGGGTTTTCTACTAATAGAAAACAGCTCGCCA